CCTGTCATATTAAGAAATGAGTGATTTAAAAAAGGTAATAAGACAGGAATACTTAAAGTGTGCTCAAGACCCAATACACTTTATGAAAAAATACTGTATGATTCAACATCCACAAAGGGGTAGAATCAATTTCCACTTATTCCCCTTCCAAGAAAAAGTTTTAAAATTAGTTCAAGAAAATCCTTATTCAATTATACTTAAATCTCGTCAGTTAGGCATTTCAACTCTATCTGCGGGATATTCTTTATGGTTAATGACTTTCCATAAAGATAAAAACATTCTTTGTATAGCTACTAAGCAGGAAACTGCTAAAAATATGGTTACAAAGGTTAAATTTATGTATGAAAATTTACCTTCGTGGCTTAAAGTAGATTATGAAGAAAACAATAAATTAACCCTTCGATTAGCAAACGGATCCCAAATTAAAGCAACCTCAGCCTCTAGCGATGCAGGTAGATCAGAAGCAGTTTCTCTTCTACTAATTGATGAGGCTGCTTTCATTGAAAACATTGGTGAGATTTGGGCCTCCGCTCAACAAACACTTGCTACTGGTGGTGGATGTATAGCATTATCTACTCCTTATGGTACTGGTAATTGGTTTCACCAAACTTGGGTAAGAGCAGAATCTAATGAAAATGATTTTTTACCAATTAAATTACCTTGGTATGTTCACCCTGAACGAGACCAAAGTTGGAGGGATAGGCAAGATGAATTACTAGGAGATCCTAGAATGGCAGCACAGGAATGTGATTGTGACTTTAGTACTTCCGGTGATATTGTATTTTACCCAGAATACTTAGAATTTATAGAAAAATCTACAATTAGAGAACCCCTTGAAAGAAGAGGTGTAGACCAAAATTTATGGATTTGGGAACCTGCAGATTATACAAGACAATATTTAATATCTGCTGACGTAGCTAGGGGTGATGGTAAAGATTATTCTGCATTCCACATTTTTGATGTAGAGAGTGCTACACAAGTAGGTGAATATAAGGGACAAGTATCAACTAAAGATTTTGGTAACATACTCACAGCAATAGCAACTGAATATAATAATGCTCTACTTGTAGTAGAAAATGCTAATATTGGGTGGAGTACAATTCAAACTATAATTGAACGTAATTATCCTAATTTATACTACTCACCCAAATCTGATAATGTTAATGTAGACTCATACTTGCAAAATTATGAAAATAATTCTAGTATGACTGCAGGATTTACTATGTCAACTAGAACCCGCCCTATGGTTATTGGTAAATTCCAAGAATATGTAAGCGATAAAGGAGTTACAATCCAATCTAAACGTTTATTAGAAGAAATGAAAACGTTTATTTGGAAACACGGCAGAGCTGAGGCACAAGTAGGTTACAATGATGACTTAGTAATGAGTTTTGGTATAGGATTATATGTAAGAGATACTGCACTTAAATTTAGACAACACGGAGTAGATATAACTAAAGCTGCTTTAAGTTCATTTCATAAATCTACAACTAATTATCAAGGAGCTTATTTTTCAACAGGTCAAGACAACCCTTATCACATGGATAATGGAAAAGGGGGAACTGAGGATTTTAGCTGGCTTCTATAATATTTATTCATATATTAATATACTATGGCTGATACAAGCGTATTTACAAGATTAAAAAGATTATTTTCTACAGACGTATTAATTCGTAATGTAGGAGGAAGTAAACTAAAAGTATTAGATTTTAGCAATTATCAACAAACAGGTCAAGTTGAAACTAACTCAATGGTTGATAGATATAATCGTTTATATACTACAAACCAAGCTCCTATCTACAACCCAGCCTTAAATTACCAAACTTTAAGAACACAATTATATTCTGATTATGAAGCGATGGATACCGATGCTATTATCGCTTCTTCTTTAGATATATTAGCTGATGAATCTACCCTTAAAAATGCAATGGGTGAGGTTCTTCAAATTAAATCATCTGACGAAGCACTTCAAAAAATTCTATACAACCTTTTTTATGATGTTTTAAATGTAGAATTTAACTTATGGATGTGGATTCGCCAAATGTGTAAATATGGTGACTTTTTCCTAAAACTTGAAATAGCAGATAAATTTGGTGTCTACAATGTAATTCCTTATACAGCATATAATATTATAAGAGAAGAAAAAATAAGTGAATCCAATAACCATCAAGTAGAAGTTAAATTTAAATTTGATCCTGATGGATTAAGTGGTGGGGGTGAATATGGTGGTTACTTTGGTGGGTTACAAAGTGCTGGTGGTAATACTAATTCAAGATCAATCTATTTTGATAATTACGAAATTGCTCATTTTAGACTCCTTTCAGATGTAAATTATCTTCCATATGGTAGAAGTTACATTGAACCCGCACGTAAATTGTTTAAACAATATGTGTTGATGGAAGATGCTATGTTGGTACACAGAATTGTACGTGCACCTGAGAAACGTATTTTTTATATAAACGTAGGTGCTATCCCACCTGCTGAGGTAGAAAACTTTATGCAAAAGACTATCTCAAAAATGAAGCGTACTCCATATGTTGATCAACAAACTGGAGATTACAACTTAAAGTATAATATGCAAAATCTCTTAGAGGATTTTTATATTCCATTAAGAGGTAATGATGCATCTACTAAAATTGAAACCACACCTGGTTTACAATATGATGGTATTACTGATGTAGAATATTTAAGAGATAAACTATTTGCTGCTCTTAAAGTACCTAAAGCATTCTTAGGATATGCCGAAGATACTGAAGGTAAAGCCACTCTTGCAGCTATGGATATTAGATTTGCTCGCACAGTAGAACGTATCCAACGAATCATCCTTTCAGAATTATATAAAATTGCTGTTGTTCACCTTTACACACAAGGGTATGATGGTGATGATTTAGTCAATTTTGAACTTAATTTAACTACTCCTTCAATCATTTATGATCAAGAAAGAGTAACATTAATGAAAGAAAAAATGGATTTAGCAACCCAAATGGTTGATTCTAAATTATTCCCATCTGACTTTATATATGATAATTTATTCCACTTAAGTGAGGATGAATATAATGAATTTAGAGATTTAGCTAGAGAAGATGCAAAACGTGCCTTTAGACTTACTCAAATCGAATCTGAAGGAAATGATCCTGTAGAAACAGGTGAATCATACGGCACACCACATGATTTAGCCTCATTATATGGCAAAGGTAGATACTACGACGAACCAGATAATGTACCTGCAGGTTATAATGAAAAAGAGTTAGGTCGACCTGAAGAAAAGGTTTCTAATATAAACACCCAAGATGGTAATTTTGGAAAAGATAGGTTAGGTGTAAAACGAATGAAGGATACTGATAAAAATAATTCTGATTCAATAAAGCCTACATATAAAGGAGGTTCTCCATTAGCCTTAGAAGCTAAAACTGCTTACTTGCAAAATAAAGATATGCTTAAAAAGATTCCGATTAATCGTAAACAATTAGTATTTGAGCAAGAAGAGTCACTATTAGATGAAGGTAATTTAAAGGAATAAAAATCTTTATATATTTATAAAAAAGCCTATCAATGAGAATCAAACATTCTAAGTACAAAAATACAGGCCTTTTATTTGAGCTTTTAGTGAGACAAATAACTGCTGACACCTTGTCTGGTGGTGAGTCTCCTTCCCTTGATATTTTAAAAAAATCATTTGCTAAAACTGAATTAGGGAGAGAATATAAACTTTACGAATCATTATTTAAAAATAAAAATTTAAGTGAAGGTAAGGCTGATATTACTTTAAATACTATATTAGAAGCAACTCGTAAATTAAATAGAAGCGCCCTAAGAAGAGAAAAATATAATTTAATTAACGAAATTCGTAAATATTATAATTTAGAGGAATTCTTTAGGCATCAGGTCCCTAATTATAAAGGATACGCTGCTTTTTATAAATTAATAGAAATATTTAATTCAGATAAATTGTCTGAAACTGATGAAATTATAAATAATAAAGTAACTATACTTGAGTATCTTACTGAAAGACCTATTAGTGAAAAAAAAGTAAAAGAAGATTTAGTTGAAGAGTTTAGTAAATACGATAAGGATTTAAGAATTCTTACTTATAAAGTAATGCTTGAAAAATTTAATGGTAAATATGCTAATTTAAATAAGGGTCAAAAAGAAATTCTTAAGGAATTTATTAATTCTATTGATAATACCCCTCGTTTAAAAGAAATTTATAATACTAAGATAGTTGAAGTAAAAAAGGTATTAAATTTACAAGCTAAAAAAGTAAAAGACGAAACTACTAAAATTAAATTATTAGAGGTAGTCAAATTACTTAAAGAAATAGATAAAGGTTCTCGTATTAGTAATGACGATTTAATTAATCTTCTTCAATACTATCAATTAACCGAAGAATTATCTAAAGTAACTAAGTAATGGCAACTATTAAACCATCAGAATTATCTCCTAATTACCTTAAAGGTATTGAGGATAAGTATGGGAAAATAGATATGGAAAATGATTTTTTTTCCGATAATTTAGAAACTTATTTTAAATTTGATCCTACATATAAATCTGAAGGTGGTGGAAGAAAACATGATATAATTGATCTCCCCAGTTTTATTGATTTGTTTACTACTTTAGATGACGCTAGAGGTTCAGCTAAAAAACTTCAATCTAACAAAGATTTAAGAAACGATAAAGCTTACCAAGACCAAGCAAATAATATAATTGATACGTTTAATTCGTTTAGAACATTCTTTAGAAAAAATTATCCGGATCAATATGCTATGACTAAGAAAACAGTCAAAGAAACAATGGGTATGGCTTATAATACCCCTTATGCATTTGGTAAAGCAAATATTTCACCCTATACTAAAGCAGGTTACAAATTAGTTGATAGAGAATCTCTTAGAAAAAAATCAAAGGGATTTGATTATGTAGATTTATACAAATAACCATATTTATCACCATGACAAGCGAAATTATATATAAATTCCAAGAATATTTAACTGAAGCTGCAAAAGCTGAAGAAAAAAAGACTACTAAAGAAGTCAACGAAAAGGAAATAGCAGGATACGATTATAAAGATAAAAAGAATCTTAATAATCAAATTTTTGATCAATATCTTAATGGTTTAAGAGTTGAATTAGAAAAAAATCCTAAATTGACTATTGAAGAAGCAAAAGAAGTAGTAGCTAAAAATTTAGAAAAAGATCCTATTTATTATACTAAAAATGCTGCTTTTAAAATAGACGGTATTGGGTATGAAGAATCTAAAAAACAAGAAGAACCAACAGGTAAATATAAATCCTCCGGCTACGGAGACTTAAAAGAAAACGAAATGAGCAAATCAGACGACTTAAAAGAATTATTAGAAGAAGCAGTAGCTGGAATACCTTCTATTGGTAACCCATTTGCAAACAGATCAAAAGAAGCTTATGAAAATAAGTTTGAATCTTTTTTAGCAGAAGAAAATATTAATGACCCTAAAGGCCCCACAGCCCATGGTAATATAGCTGAAGAAGATCAAGAAGAAGAGTATGTAGGAGATGATGAAAGATATGAATACGAAAAAGGTAAAAAAGCAGGTGAGAAAGAAGAAAAGAAAAAAATGAAGAAAGAAGGCAGAATGAAAATGTCTGAAGTTCTTAAAGAAGCTGAGCGTATGGGTGAAATTGCTAAGAAAAAAGTAGAAGCCAAAATCTACGAAAGAGCAATAGCTGAAAGAAAAAAAGCAATGTCTATTAATGAAGACGAATCTCTTTCAGAATTCATTAATCAAGAAGCTATTAAAGAAGTCGAAAAAGAAATCAAGGAATTAGAAAAAAAGTTGATGGAAGTATCGGCAGATAAAAATACTATGACTGGAGGAAAATGAGTCGACAAACCCTTATAGAAACCCAACTTTTTACTCTTTCACCTCAATCACTTACTGAAGCAGTTAAAACTGAAAGAGGTAATTTGCTTGTTGAAGGTAGATTACAAGCTGCTGAAACCAAAAATGGTAACGGTAGATACTACCCTAGAAATATCTTAGAAAGAGAAGTTGAAAACTATAAAAAAGGTCCAATAGCAGAAAACAGAGCATTAGGTGAATTAGACCACCCTGATTCTTCTATTATCAACCTTAAAAATGTTTCTCATAACATCAAAGATGTTTGGTGGGATGGAGATGATGTAATGGGTAAAATAGAAATCCTCCCAACCCCCTCAGGCAACATATTAACACAGCTATTTAAAAACGGAATTACAGTAGGTGTATCTTCAAGAGGTATGGGTAGTTTAAAACCCGGAACTAATGGAGTACAAGAAGTACAAGATGATTTTGAATTGTTATGTTGGGATTTCGTATCTACTCCTTCTACACCAGGAGCTTATGTCCATCCTATCAAAGAAGGTTTAGAATCTTCTACTAAGATTACTAACGAGTATAATAAAATAAACGAAATAATTACAGAAATCCTTTGTAATAATGGACAATGTCCTATTATATAAAGTTCACTTCTCGGTGTAAAAGAGGAGGATGTAAAAAAATGCATCCTCCTTTCTTTTTATATATTTATCAATAAGAATGTGTCGTCAGTCTATACGACACCGATTATCAATTATTAATCACTATTACGCTTCTACAGAATAAGCGTACTTTCCCAAAAAATTTAGGAACAATGGCAAACAGAGATTTGTTAGCAGACGCTATTGCTGATGCAAAAGCAGTCAAAGAAGTCGCTATCGCTAATGCGAAAGCCGCTTTAGAAGAAGCTTTCACACCTCA